AGACTTAAGGATTACCTGCGCCTCAGGGTCATCGAGCGATAGCCCGATTCCCTCGGCGAAACCCTCGATGAGTGCTTTAGCAACATCGTGGGGGATTGCATTCGTAGCGTCCTTTAGGTCGCTACTTAAAGTCCAATAGCTTGGTCGAGGCTTGACCTCGCAGAGTCCCTTTAGGGATTCCCAAGCTTGATCACACCGCTTCATACTACTGTATGCAGACGGGTGGAAACCTAAGTACCACTTTAGCAAGTGGCACGGCGGTCCTTGAACGATGTTCAGAAAATATTCTGGCACCGTTATTATGCGTGCCTTGTTGCCCATTTCTGGGACAACTTCGACACGTGCTAAGGGCGTTCCCATACAAAAATCTTTGTAGGCAACGTACCTTAATTGCTTGCCTGTCAGGCTATCAAGCCCGACGACAACTCTGGGTTGAAGCTTAGATATCTCTCGGCTATCACCCATTTTGGCGCCTCTGGACCCAAACATATTGATAGGGTCCATGCGTCCTCTGAAAGCAGTGGTCCAATAGGGCCTACCCGCTTTCATTTGGAGTTTTCCGTAAGGAGTATCTTCCTCGGAATCCTCTTTGGCCTCAGAGCTACCCCAATCGGAGTATTTCTTCCAGGCCATTGAAGCTTGTCCTCCCTTGGATACAGGGGAATCAAAGCTACCGGAGCTTGTAACACTATAGTGGTACAAGCTCTTTGTTGGGTAGTGACCTGATTTCTGGGCGATTGTCCTACAGATCCTACCTACACGGTATGCGCCGAGTCGAGCTCTATCGAGATCCTCGGCCTCTACCTCAGCAGTACTAGTGATAACTCTTTCGAATTCCACCAATGCTTTCCGCTCAGTCACCTTACCACATTAGGGCATCTGGCGTGAGGAACACATGTGTTTGATAAAATGCACGTGCTCTTTCAGGAACGGTTTCTGGAATTTCCAGTAACGCTCCAATCTTGTCATGAGAGGCCCAAATATGGACTTCTCTGACATTTTGGGGGGCTCCAATGTCTTGGTGTCCGCCCATTTATGGAAGAAGAAGTTGATAAACTCCTTCCATTCCTTTACTAGGAACCCACGATTGTAGGTTCCTATCTTCAAAATCTGACGGATAATGGTTTTAACCACCGTAGCTGTCGCTACGTCACGAAACATCGTGATATCCGCCAAAATGAGACTATCCATGACACCATTTATGATGTCTTCGATGATCTTAAATTCGTGTGTTGGCCTACCCAATAGGACGGCCACACTCACGTTACTTAGCCCGATATCTCGGGTTAATAACAC